TGCTGGTGTATCTATGGGATTCAACATTCCCCTAGATGGTTCTTTACAAGAACTCTGCAAATCAAGAGCAAAAGTTGAGATCTCAAGGCAACAAGCAGAAGCAGACAAAGCACGTTTAGATTTTGAACTTGTAAGATTATTAAAATGTGGTGAAGCATATAAGGCAGGAATCATGTTCCATCCCGATAGTCCTTACTACAAAATTTGTGAGGACATTGTTGTGAAGTACCCAAGAGTTGAGGATGTGGTCAATGGAACCAATACAATCAATTGATAATCCAAATTTAAGACCCATACTTGGAAACAACCCAATCAAAATTCCAAATTCTAACATCAATAGAATTGCCGGTCCTTCTGTAATCCCAACTATAGATAGACCAGCAGTTCGTAGTATGGAAGTTCCTGTTGTCCGTGGTCTTGAAGTTCCTGTTATTGATGCTCCAAATACTACAATCAAATATCCAGTTATTAATGTTCCAACTCAAGCAGAGTTTGATGCTGCAGTAAAAGCAGAACGCGAAAAACAAGCAGCGGAAGAGGCAGCAAAAAATAGAAGTTTACCAGACACAAAACCTCCAGTAACTCAAACTCCCCCTGCTGTTCAACAAGTAACTCAACAACCACCCGCACCTATCACAGTTGCTGAAATACCCGCAGACACACCTAAACCTGCATTCACAATCAATGGAGTCGATATTAATTTACCTGATCCTTCTGTTGTTGCTACGGCTGGTGCTGTCGCCGTAGTTACCACAGCAACCACTATGGTTTCTGGAATTGCTTTGAATATGGTGAAAAATGCAACAGAACCATTAATAAGAGAAGCAGCAAAGAATAAGTTTAAAATTAAACTCAAGCAAGTCAAACCTGTTCTACATTATGTTCTTGCAGAAGAAGGACACATTGATATTTTCGAATACTCTTCAGAAGGAACTCGTCTTGTGGAACAAGTTGATAATGTAGAACAATACATTCGTGATCAAGTTGATACCAATGCTTTATATGAAGTTGAGAATAAAATTATTATTGATGAAGTCATAGCAGATAAATTTACAAAAGAAGGACAAAAGAGATTTAAATCTCTATTTGCCCCCGCAAAGAAAGTAGCGAAAAAGTTATCCGCTAGATTATCCTTTTGATTTGTTTTTTAACTTAAAAGCAGCGTCGCCAAGAAAAGATCCTACAGCAAGCACAAGTACTTTTGCATATGCATCTCTACTTGTGCTTTCAAGTTCTACTTGTCCTTCTGTGCGAATCGCAACAGATTCAACAGCAGAAATCATAAGAGCACTCCAGATAATAATAAACAATCTAACAACATTAAAATAAATCATTTTTGTCTCCTAGATTCCAATAAAGCAAAATCTTTTTTCTTTGTACCACCATCATATTCCCAAGCATATCCCTCATCAATCATTTGTTGATTTACAGACTTCTTTTTATTGACTGCGGATACTTCCTTATCTCCAATAAACAAATGTCCCAGAATTCTACCATACTTTTCTGTAGAATCTGGGAGTTCTGTTTTAACAATAACATCAGTTTGCCCTTCTAATTTTTTCTTAAGCCATTCTTTAACTTCAAGGCCAAGTGCCTTTTCTTTTGCATCAGTTGTCCTGCTCTCTGGGGTATCGACACCAGCAAGACGAATTCGTTTAGTAAGGGAGATATCAAAACCCAAGTCAATATCAGCATCAATAGTGTCGCCATCTACAACTTTAAGAACTGATTTGATTCTATAAATGTACGGATCTTTGTCTGCCATTAGAAAGGAAACTTAATACTCCCAGTATTTAGTTTGGGAATAGGTAGTTTCTCAAACGCTTTATTGACTTGATTTTCAACAACCTTACCAACAAATTGCTCTGGATTGTTGAGTATTGCTTCTGCTTTCTTATAAGTTACATAAGCACCATAACAAAGTGCTCCACTAATTGCCAGACTCGTCGCTGACAGAATGATTGCTAGGTTCTTCATCTTGCATCTCCAAGTATGCCATTCTTAATATGTAGTAAATTACATATGCAGTAAAGATAAGACCACATCCTAATATTATAACCACACCCCAAGGAAAATCCATCAATATTTACCTTCAGTACAATATTGAATTTTCTTATTTGGATAATAAGGATACTTTCCTTCTTGTGGTTTCATCCATCCACAACCAATTAACCAATCCATCGTCATTGGTGTGGGTCTAATTTGATCCCACAAAGGGCCTTTAGCACATAATTCTAACTTTTCAGCAGTTACATTTGACTGTTCTTCTGCCCAGTTTGCATCTGCTTCCCAAGGAACTGCACGACTTTGCATCATTGATTCATAAGTCAATCTAGTATTCTTCATTACCCAAACAGGAATCTCACTATCCTGATGAACTTGTGCCATAAAAGATGTTTGTAATCCACCACCCATACAATCTTGGACTGTATGCCATCCCTCATGCCTCATCGTTCCCAAAAATTCTCTAGGATCTTTTAAAAGTTCTTCATTTACAAAAAAGCGATTATAATTTGGTTTATATAATCCTACTGTTCTTGGAGTAAAATATCTTTCTTCTGCAACATATACAGGGACATTTACCCCATCAAGAGCAGTAATAATTCTTTTTAGTTCTTCTCTGAATGGATCAAAGTCTGGATCTTTTAGTAGTTCAGAATCTACTGTAAGTTTTTCTATTCCTTCAGTGCATTCTAAAAGAATCATACAACCCATTGCCTCTGCACTATAAGGTCTTACTGTTGGTTGTTTTGGTTCTAGTGAATTTGCAAAAGCAGGAAATGATAAAGATAAAACTAAACCAATTGAGGTGAATAACTTTTTCATTCGTTCCACCAACCTTCTTCTTTATGAATCCAGACTTTCAAATCTTTAACATACTTTCTCAAGATCTGGGCCTGTTCTTCATGCCAAAAATCACCCGTCTCTATGTGGAGACGGGTGTGATTATCTATTGCTTGTAGTATTTTGTGGATGGGAGCATTCCAACACTCTCGTTTAGGAGTGTTCCATTCTCTTGGCATTGGTATGTAAATGTGTAAATTTGATTGTCACCTAAAAAATCAGTTTGACATAAATCAGGTCCAACCAACATATGACCAACAATACTCAACGTCACAAATTCAATCATTTTTTCTTGCCACCATTCTTCGCTTTTTTAGCATTGGCATTGCCAGAGTTCTGCTTTTTATTATTTGCAGAACCTGCACCACCTTTTTTACCTTTGTTTGCTGACTTTGCCATTATGCGCCACCTGTACGTGGTTGAACTTGACCTTCTAGGACTTCAACTCTTTCTTCAAGAGTTGGTTCTGCAGCAGGAACTTCTGGTGCAGGGGGTTCTGGAGTGGGTTCCATTACCACTTCTTTACGTTGTTCTTCTTTCTTTTCATCATCATCACCACCCTTCTTCATTGTGTTAATACCGAAAGTTGCAGCGGATGCGGTGAAAACAGTTGCAATAAAAGTGGGGTCCATTTTTGATAGGGCCCCAGCATAACTAGCAGTAAGAAGAGCAGCAGACCAACCCAAAATAGCAATACGAATAACAGTACTCATACACTTTTCTCTTTTGTTTGGATTATCCATCAGTCCTTGCGATGATGTCTTTGTTATTTAGGATTTTAGAACTTAAATTTAAGTTTTGCAGATACTGCTGTGTTAGAAACTCCATCATTAATTTGATGTATTCCTTCAATAATAACCATTTCCTTATAATCAACAGAAGCAGATGCTTCAATCATTCCACTGGTCTCATAAGAACCACCAACAGTTACTCCAAATAAATCATTTTTCTTTCCACCAAAACGGTGTGAAATATTTAGACCAACCTCACCAGAATGTGAAGTTTTGTTTATAGCATCAACAGTTCTTCTGGATTGAACTGAACCACTTTCAGTAAATCCATCTCTCTGATAGTTACCAACAGTGTATCCAACAAATGGAGTTACATTCTTATTGAGGTGCCAGAATAGTCTGTTATTTACAAACCATTCTTTTCCTTCTGTTGAACTTTCATTGTTGAAAACACCCTGAACATTTCTGGATACATTATATTTGTTCTGGGAATATCCAGCATTTGTTAAAAGTGAGAATGTATTTCCACGGAACATATTGAATATTCCATAATGATTTTTAAGAAGTTTAGAAGTGCTATCAACTCCACCTAAATCAACATTCATATTATTGTATTGACCACCAATCGTCCAGGTTGGTTTAATATCAATCTCTAATCCACCACCAATGATTAAAGTCTTACCCGAATATCCATTCTCACCGGAAGACCAAGCATAATAGTTGTTATTGAATACTCTTACTCTGTCTGTGGTTGGTTCAGTTGGTTCGTAAATAAACAGATTTTGTAATCCACCACCAATCTTATCTAAAACTTCATACTGGTCAGTGCGTCCAGAAAGAACATCGTGAGTATTTTCAGTATCAACAGAAAGAAGTAAAGATGCTAAAACTGTTCCATCACTATAAGTATCTTGCTTCAATAAAGGAGTTTGAGTTGTAGTTGCAAAGTCTCTTCTAATCTTTTGAACTCCATCCTTTTCAGATGATGTATGAGTTACTTCTGTAGTAACAACAACTGGAAGTCCTGGTGCAGGAACAGTCACAGAGTTTAATAATGTTGGTGATTGTGGCTCTGGAGTTGGCTCTGGTGTAGGTTCTGGAGTTGGCTCTGGTTCTGGAGTTGGCTCTGGTGTAGGTTCTGGAGTTGGCTCTGGTTCTGGAGTTGGCTCTGGAGTTGGTTCAGGAGTGGGTTCTGGAGTTGGCTCTGGTTCTGGTGTGGGTTCAGGAGTGGGTTCTGGAGTTGGCTCTGGTTCTGGTGTAGGTTCTGGCTCTGGAGTTGGAGTTGGTGCTACATCATCAACGGATGGAGCATCTGGATTGTTTGGAGCAACTGGAGTAAATGCTTGACCATTTGCTGTTGTAGTTCCAGGTTGACTATCAACTAAAAGAACTGGTGATAGTGCTGTATCTCCAAGGTTGAACACTGCAAATCCTAAGAGATAATCACCATCAGCACCTACCTGATATGTCGAATATTGCCATCCAGTAGAACCAAAAGAACCTGTTGAATAATCACCAGTTCCTGGATTGGTAAATCCAAGTAATGCATAGTTTTGAAATTGATTATTAACTGTGATCGATGGGGAAGAACCTGATCCTTGGTAAACAAGTGAAGTAATGGAACCGTCATTGAATGGGACATAATCAGTTCCAATGTAGTTCCAAGACATTGTGTAAATCTTTCCAGTCTCCAAAGTGACTGATTTTGTAATCCAAGCAGCATCAGTTGGATTTGGATTTCCAAGACCAGATGCTTGCTGTTGTTGAATAAGAAGATCTTTTATTGCTTGAGTTTGCTCTGGCGTTAATCCAAGTGCTTGTGTTGCTTGATTAAATGTTTGTTGTCCGTTTGGTTGTAGTGCCGCGGCCGCAGTTCCGTAAGGAGCAAACTCCCAAGTTGTTGGTGTAACTGCGGGTGCATAGTATGGATTAGGAGAACCGTCTTGTAGT